AGAAGTTAATATAGGTTATTTTTGCGTAAACTTAGTTTAAGTTTGTTATCATTGTTCAGAGAAGAGTGTCCTTAGGGATGCTCTTTTTTTGTTAAGTATTTGTATATTAACATTATTTTATATAAATTTGAAGTGAATTAATTGATAACAATATGAATTTACTACAAAGACTAAAGCCTCACTATAGGCAAAAACTCCAGGAATCTAATAATAAATATCCTCTATTAGTAGGAGACATAACTTCACAACTAGAAGAACATAAATTTATTACAGATCTTAGTTATCGAACTGTAGTTCAAATGAACTTTATATTTGACAGTTTAGATGCTTTTAAATTTTTTGAAGAGTATGACTCATAGTGAAGATATAATAAGAGTTTCATCTTTAGAGATGGAAAACTATCTGTTTGCTAGGATACAAGCTTTAGAGAAAAGAATAGAGTATCTTGAGATTCAGCTAGAAAGAGAGAAACATAATAACCTATATAATAACTAAATTTAACTAAATGAAAAACGGAAGAATCAAGTACATTGACACTAATGGTCAGTGGAATGGTATGAATAAATACCTAGTAACCTTTGCAGATGGACAAGCTTTTACCTTCTTTGCTAAAGGAGATTTTAAAGCATCTGTAGGAGATAGTATAAAATATACTGTCAGTAATGCAGAGATGAAGAATGCTAAGTTAGTTAGAGATGATTACTCTAATAAAAACTATAGCTCAAACAACTCTAGACCTAACACCTCTAGAGATGATGTACAAACATCTATTATTAAACAGACTTGTATTAAAGCATCCTCAGAGCTTCACGCTGGTAGAGCTTCAAGTGATGTACAGTCTGTAATAGAAGATGCTGAGATAATGTTTAACTGGATAACTAAATAACAATGGATAATAATATAGAATTTTTAAACTTCCTATTCCCAAGAAGCTCTAAGCTAGATTTTATAGTAACTAATATTTCTTTCAATGCTAAAGAGATGTCTGAATGGATAGAGAAAAACAAAGACAAAGCAGATGCTAATAAAGGATATTTAACTTTTGATGTATTAAGATCTGGTAAAGATCCTAACAAGTATTATGCTAGAGTGTATGATTCTCCTAAGAAAGATCCTGTATCTTCTAAAGAACATATGCCAGATAGAGAAACAGCAGATTTGCCTTTCTAATATATATTTTGTTTATTTGGCTACTCTATATGGGTAGCCTTTTTTTTAAACTATGATAATAAACTATAACGAACAACTAGAGAAACTAAGACAGATAAGAAATGGTAGTGTAAAAGAAGGATTGAGATTAGACATACCAGAGATAGATGATTACTTAAGATTTAAACCTAATGGTTTTAATGTAATACTGGGACAGGCTAATGTAGGTAAAACTTCTGCAGTACTATTTTTAATGCTATGCTACACTCTTAAATACGGAAAGAGGTGGTTAATATTTTCTAGCGAGAATCAACCACACAGTATTATAAGAAAGCTGGTAGAGTACTTAACAAGAAAACCACTGGAGCAAATAAGTGAAGAAACATTTATTAAATGCACAGACTTTATAGCAAACTACTTTAAGATAATAGATTCAGAAAAGCTTTATACTTATAGAGACTTACTTAATTTAGGATTACAATATAAAAATGCTTGGGACTATCACGGATTTATGATTGATCCTTACAACTCACTAGCAAAGGATGAGAAGCTAATGAAGAGTTTAGGGGGACACGAATACGATTACCAGGCTACAACTGAATTTAGATTATTCTGCAAAAACAATAACATTACTATTTGGTTGAATGTCCACGCTAATACTGGAGCTATAAGAATGCTACATAGAATAGATCATCAGTATGGTGGTTATCCTATTCCTCCTATGGCTAGTGATGTAGAAGGAGGAGGTAAGTTTGTAAACAGAGCAGATGACTTTTGGGTAGTACATAGATATATTCAGCATCCTAGCGATTGGATGTATACTCATATCCACGTGAGGAAAGTAAAAGAAGTAGAGACAGGAGGTAAGCCTACAAGTTTAGATGAGCCTATAAAATTAAAGTCAATGATTAATAATGTAGGCTTTGAAATAGATGGTAAATCTATAGTAAAATTAATAAGTGAAGATGTCAAGGCTAATGAGTTCTTAAAAAAAGTATAAAAAAAATTGTAACTTTAAGATAAAATTAAGGTTATGATTCTATATACTATTGGAGCTTTTATATTACTACTAATATTTCTTATAGTAATAACAGATAAATATAATCCAGCTATACAATTTCATATCATAACTGGCTTCGGTATATTATTCCTGTATGATGAAGATGAAGTAGAGGATGGTACAAGAGTAATTTACCAACTTATGCTAGGTCTAATACTTATTTCTTTTACATACATAAGAGATGCTGAGTAAACTCTTTAAATATCATAGGTTGTGGATAGGCTATGTCTTAGAGCTAGGATGTAATATTGATACAGCAAAAGATATTGTCCAGGAGTTTTATATAAAGATGCAAGATAAGGACTACTCTTATAATGAGGATAGTCCTAATTTTTATGGCTGCTACGTTATATTAAGAAATATGGTGTTTGATCTTAAAAGAAAAGAAAAGAATATAGAGTTTCTAGATCTAGATCATTTACCAGAGATGGCAGATGAAGAGTATATAGAAGATAATAAATACGATAAAGTAAAAGCAATTACTACTTGGTTAGAATCTAATTCTATTAATTACCAAGAAGATACAGTAGACTATGATAGTGATGTATTAAAAAAGCTTTACTATAAAACTATATATGAAGAAGTCTTTGAGAATGGTAAAAAGATAACTCAATTATCTAGAGAGACAGGTATAAGTTATTATTCTTTATATAATACAGTAAAACATATTAAAAAACAAATCAATGAAAATAGGGACATTCCTGGAGAAGATCTTTAAAGCTGTAGGTATTCAGTGGATCGTTAAAAAGATATTTGGAGATGACTGTGGCTGTGATGAGAGAAGAGACTACCTGGATAATTATTTTGATAGAAAATGAATTTAAAGCAATACAATAACTGGGCAAAGTTTAGAGAGTCTACCTCTAGTAAGATATCAGCTAAAGAGGTTAATATGATAGCTGAATACTATGCAGATATATTTAATAAAAAGTATTGGAAACCTTGCACCTGTAATAAAAGCAGATACCAACAATGGATAAAAGAACTAAATAACCACTGGAGTTCTATAGAAAAACCAACAGAATGAATATAGAGAAATACGAGAAAGCTTTAATTAATCTGCTAAATCTAGATGGATGGAATTTAGAATGGTGTGGAAATGAAAACACCTTCTATGATGCTAGAGGATATACACCAAAAGGATACCGAGCTGTTGTAGAAATCAAGGCTAGAAATAAGTACTATGAAACTAAAATGCTAGAGAAAGCTAAATACGATAGGCTAATGAGTTTAGATGAGGATGTGGTTAAGTTATACTTTGTTAATGATCCTAAAGGTAATTATCTCTACTGGTTAAATAAAATAGAAATGCCTACTATAGATGATAAAGCCTGTCCTAAAACTACAATGTGGGATAAGACTAAAGTATCTAAGGAAGTTTATATGCTAAAGGAATCTCAAGCCTCTATTATTAATAGATACCAAGAGGATGAGGATGGTGTGTGGGATGACTACTTTAAAGATAAGTGTTCATAAATTTGGTAAATAGTGAACAATTTTGTATTATTGTATATAATTTATTAATGATAACAAATGAACTTATTAGATAAACAACTGTTTGAAGCTAATTTTTCTGCACTAGCTGAGCAGTTTGTCAAATGGAAAGAGGCTAAGCCAGATACAAAAATCTTAGATAGTTTAGCTAAATGTCTTTATGAGATGTATACTTACACTAATTCTTTAGAGATAAAGCTTATGGTAAAAGATTCTCAATTAAAGAAACTAAAAGAAGATAACTTAAAACTAAGGATTGATGCAAACAGAGATTGATTATAACGATATAGAACTTTGGGTAGAGTATGACTATGAAGAAGGAGAAGATCAAACCTATGACTATGTAGGATCTGCTCCAGAAGTG